AGTTGGCGGGATAGGGCTGGGTGGGCGGCTTCTTAATGCAACAATGTTGCATCTGGCAAGATTGCAAACCGATTGCAAAAATGCGTTATCTTTGCAACCATGAAAATTGAGATGCTGCCCGTGGAGGGCCTTGTTGAATACGCCCGGAACGCCCGCATACACAGCGAGGCGGAAATTGCGGAGCTGGTGGAGCTGATCCGCGAGTTTGGGTTTACGCAGCCCGTGCAGTTCGACGAAAACGGGCTGGTCGCTGGCCACCGTCGCAAGCTGGCTGTTCGGCATATCTACGCTGGCGGCGAGCTGATTCGCTGGCCGAGTGGCGAGGAAATCCCATCTGGGTGCATTCCGGCTATAAACGTTACGGGTTGGACACCTGCCCAACGTCAGGCCGCGATTCTGGCCGACAACAAATCCGCGCTCAACGGCGGCTGGGATTTGGAGATGCTGGCCGAGGAATTAAGGCAGATAGGTGAAATGGATTTTGACCTGTCTAAAACTGGGTTTAGCGGGGTTGAAATTGATGCGTTGGTACAGGGGGTGTTTGAAGACCTGCCCGCAATGTCGTTTAGTGGGGAGGCTGTGAGCCGCCCGGCGTACAGCGATGCCGTGGAGGATGCCGACGACGATGACGATTTGGACCCCAGGACCGAAAAGCCGTCAGGAGAAGAAATTGACATTGACGATTTCGGCTCGGAAATGACTTTGAAGCTGAAATTTACGGAGACGCATTACTGGCTGGTAAAAGAAGCCCTTGCCCTTCGCGGGGATACGCCCGAAGATGCAATCTTAAAAATACTTGAGATATGAGCCATAAATTCCCCTATCGCTGGCGGCTCGCTGACGGATACCCTGCAAAGGGAATAGAGGCGCACGGGTTGCGCGTCTTTGGCACGTTCATCTGTGGCGGTGGCTCAACCATGGGCTATAAGCTGGCGGGGTTTAACCACCTCGGAGGCGTTGAGATTGATCCGCAGGTAGCCCGCGTGTATCAGGTGAACCACAAACCGAAACACCTTTTCGTTGAGGATATACGGGACTTTGTAAAACGGGACGACATCCCTGCGGAATTGTACGACCTTGACCTTTTAGACGGCTCACCACCATGCAGCAGCTTTTCAATGACCGGAAAGCGGGAAAAGGACTGGGGCAAAGAAAAGGTTTTCCGTGAAGGGCAGGCTCACCAACGCCTTGATGATCTGTTTTTTGACTATATCGCACTTGCAAAGAAATTACAGCCAAAGGTAGTAATTGCCGAAAATGTGAAGGGACTGATCCAGGGGAATGCGAAGGTGTATGTCAAAAACATTAAGGCGGGTTTTGAGGATGCTGGGTACGATGTACAGCTATTCCTTTTCAACGCCGCATCTATGGGCGTGCCCCAACGCCGGGAGCGTGTATTCTTTGTGTGCCGCCGTAAAGATTTAGGGTTGCCTAAATTGTCGCTGTCATTTTCGGAGCCGGGAATTCCGTTTGGAAATATAAGTGAAGGCATTGGCAGGCAACAGCCAAAAGAGGGCGTTTATGCAGACCTATTAAAGCAAAGGATTAAATCAGATGTCTGCATTGCAGATATTAGCCTACGTATACGATCCCGCAAATCAGGATTTTCAAATCCTATTTTGCACAATGATTCAATTTGCCCAACAATAATAAGCGGGACAAATTTTTATGCCTACGAGGATGGTGGCGTGATTAGGGGAAGTGAGTTTTCTGCGTGCGGGACATTCCCTGCTGATTACAACTTTTGCGACGTTGAGCCTCAATATCTAATTGGTATGAGCGTGCCCCCCGTAATGACCGCGCAGATTGCACACGAGATTTACCGCCAACTCTTCGATACCCTATGATCCCCCGCCGTCTCGTATCCGTCCGCGAGTTCGCCCGCAACGTGCAAATATCGGACACCGCAGTACACAAAATGTTCGCCAACGGCACACTACCGGAGCAGTGCAAGGTCGTGCCGGAGGGGAAATCTACGTACAAAATCGACTTCGATATGGCGATGGCGGCATTCGTGGCGGCAGGCGGTGCGCCGAAATCGACGGACTACGAAGGCGGGCCACGGTCAAACCGCCCCATGGACGAAGCTCCCCGCGACACCGTGGAGCTGCCCCAGGCGAATACGAAGCGCATGAAGGAGGCCGAGGCGGCGTTGAAGGTCGGGCTGCTGAAGCAGAAGCTTGACACCAACGCAGGCCGGCTTGTTGAACGCCGGGCCGTGGACATGGAAATCTTTGCAGCCGGGCGGTACATCCGCGACCGGGTGCAGGAACTGCCAGACACGGCGATAGATGATGTGCTGGCGGTCGCTGAGGATCGGCACGCCGCGCGGCTGGCCCTGAAGCGGCACGTTGACAAACTGCTGCACGAAATCGCTAAACGCCTGGAGAAATATGACACTCATTAAATCGTTCCTTCGCGGGCTTACCCCGCAGCGTGAAATATCGCTGGCGGATTGGGGCGATGCGCACCGCTGGCTCACCAGCGAGGCAAGCGCGGAGCCGGGGCCGTACCGCATCGCACGGATGCCGTACCTGCGGGGGATTGCCGAGGCGCTATCCACACATTCCAGCTATCAGGAGGTTGTGGTAATGAAGGGCGCACAGCTGGGCCTTACGGAACTGGGTAACAACTGGCTGGGCTATTTGATTACCGAAGCCCCTGCGCCTATTCTGATGGCCATGCCGACCGAGGACACCGTGAAGCGAAACGTGAAGATCCGCATCAACCCCATGATCGAATCTACGGAGGTGCTGGCAGAACTTATGCCGCCGTCGCGGGTGCGTGACAGCGGAAACAACCTGCTGGAAAAGAAGTTTCCCGGCGGCATGCTGATGATGGTCGGCGCCAATTCGCCCGCCGGGCTTCGCTCGGTCCCGGTGCGGTTCATCATGCTTGACGAGGTGGACGGATACCCCAACGACGCGGGCGGGGAGGGTAGCCCTATCGAACTGGCCAGGGCGCGTACAAGGACATACGCCAAAAAGAAGAAAATCTACATCATTTCGACGCCCACCACGAAGGGCAGCAGCGCGATAGAGCGGGAATTTGAAACGACTGACCAGCGGTATTTCTTTGTGCCGTGCCCTGAGTGCGGTACTGTGCAGACGCTGGAATTTGAGCAGTTGCGCTGGGAGCCAGGGCAGCACGAAACGGTGCAGTACGAATGCGCCCATTGCCGGGTGCTGATCCCTGAGCGGAAGAAAACCGTAATGCTGAATCAGGGGCAGTGGCAGGCCACAGTGGAGGACAACGTCACGCCGGGCAAGATCGGGTTTCATATCAACTCGCTGTATTCCCCCTTCGGCATGTACTCGTGGGCAGAAATTGCACGAAAATGGGACGAAATACAGGGGAAACACGAGGAAATGAAGACGTTTTTCAACACGGTTTTGGGCAAAACGTGGGAGACTCAGGGCGAGGTGCCTGAGTGGGAGCGGCTATACGAGCGCCGGGAGAACTACGCACTCAACCGCCCGGCTCAGGGGGTGTACTTCATCACCGCCGGGGTGGATGTGCAGGCTGACCGCCTGGAGGTGCAGATAGTCGGGTGGGGCAAGCGGAAGCGGTCCTGGGTAGTTGACTACCGGGTGATCCTGGGTGATACCGCCGCCCTGGAGGTTTGGGACAAACTGGCACTGATCGTGCGCGAAACATGGGAGCGCGAAGACGGAATGGTTATGCCGATGCGCATGATGTGTGTAGATGCCGGGTACAACACGCCCCACGTGTACACATTCTGCCAACGGTTCGCCGCTGACCAGGTCGTGCCCGTGAAGGGGCAAGACAAACAGGGTGTAATGCTTTCCAGTCCCCGCCCGGTGCATATCCGTAAAGACGGAAAGCCCGTGAAGGTCGGGGCGCTGAAGCTGTGGAACGTGGGCGTATCGCTGTTGAAATCGGAGCTTTACGGTTGGCTGCGGCTCACAAACACCGCCGATGCGGAACCGGACGGGTATTGCCATTTCCCGATGCTGGATGCCGCGTTTTTCCGTGGTATAACCGCTGAAACGCTGGAGTTCAAGCTGGTGCGCGGGTTTAAGCAGTACGCCTGGATAAAGAAGTACAAGGCGAACGAGCCGCTGGATACCCGGAATTACGCCCGCGCCGCTGCGGAAATAGTGGGGATTTCTCGGTTCACAGATGCGCACTACGAAGCGATGCTGGGGCAGTATTCACGCCGCGAACGTGCTGAAAATAAACAGGTTAGCCGGAAAACGGAACCGGATAGCGACGGGTTCTGGTCGGGGTGGTGAGAGGCGCGGCGAAAAAAAAGTGAGAAACATTTGTTACGTTTGTAACCAACGTAAGGAAATAGCCGTATATTTGTACCAGAAACAAGCGGGTAACCAGCCGCACAACAAACAAGACCATGACAAGCCTCCCAACCACCTACCAATCTTCTTTCAGCAACACAAAAACTAAGGCTATTTTTGCAGCCGGGGAAATTAAAACGCTGCCATTTTTGGCTGTGTCTAAAAAGGTAGCCGGTGAAAGTAACTTTCAAACAATGATTCGCAAGGCGGCTGTTGCTTGCAAAAAGTACCGCATTGGATATGTTGTTGACAAGTCTACCGGAGGCATATTTTCTGAAAACACTTATGACTTGCTTCCAAACAAGGTTTACTATTATGTTGCCTTAGCGTCTGGAGTGGTTTCTGTAACACCTTTTACCGCAAAGTAATAGCCGCCCTTCGCGCATAATTTAGTTCTTTCGTATCGTTTTGTTGCCCTGGCCGCTTCGGCGGTCGGGGCAGCAACCCGGCCAATAACCAGACAGACCATGGACTACTCAGAATTTTTCCAACAGGCGGCCATTGCGTGCCTTGCGCCCCTTAGCGTGGCCGACAAATGCCACCCGAAACACGGCGCGGCCCTCGCCGCAGAGTACGCTGAAGCCCTTGCCGACGAGCTGGTAAAACGGGGCCACTTGCAGCCGCCAGTGAAGCGCGTTCAGGCAGAACCCGAACCACTGCCAGAAGCTCGCAAGGAAATCACCACCGCTGATCTGCAGCCTAGGGCGCAAGTGTCCATTCAGCTTGACTATACCTATTACATAACCAAGGTGAAGGATGGCATTCTTTATTGGAATACGCCGGGCGTCGGCGGTGGGTATGAGCCTGTTGAGCAGTTTCTTGATGCAATGAACAAGAAAAACGCTACCGTGGCACCACCCGCCGAGCCGGAGCAATTTGCCGATATAATGATACGGGGGTCAATTCGGGAAAAACCAATTTTGGGCATTGATCCCGACCAGCACGCCCTGCCAGAACCCGCCACCGCCACCACCTGCGCCTCCTGCCTGCACTTCCAGCCGGGCGACGTGTGCAGCAAACACGACATCACGACGACGTACGATTACACGTGCCCATCCCACGAGTAACCGCCGACGGAGGCGGTCGTTCTTTACAGCGTTCTTTATTCGCCGAAATGGAGTACCGGACGGGGCTGAATCTAAGCAAAACGCTTATGATAGTAGAACAACCCCGTTGGCAGCGGCCCATTATCGGCCCCATCTGAACCGCGCGGCAAGCGATGGCGCGCTGACAAGGGGGCGACATGACAGCACCGCCCGGTTTCTAACCCTGCCTCACCGCAGGGTTTTTTTATTGCCAAAATCGTCGTAGCCTGGCCGCATGAAAAATTATGTACAGCCGGGCAACGCGATCAGGCTGATCGCACCCGCAGGCGGCGTTGTTTCTGGCCGCCCTTACGCAATCGGCGGCATTACGGGAATCGCCACAGAAACAGAAATCGAAGGGGGCAGCTTTGAGCTGGCCCGCGAAGGTGTTTACGCCGTCGAAAAAGACGCTTCTGAGTTCGCCCCCGGTGATGCCGTGTATGCCCTCAACCGCGCAGCCACCAGTGACACAGCCGGGGAGTTCCTCGGATATGCGACCACGACCGCCGGAACCGGAGATGAAACCGTGTCCGTGCTGCTGGTCACGAAGGCCGCAGGAGGCTCGGCGTCCGTGGCAGCTTACACAGAATTTAAGGCGGCATGGTCGCAATCAGGCACAGCCGCTCCGGTATTGGGAGAAATCCTTACCAATACGATTGGCTACGACCCCGGCGATGGGGAGTTTGGCCTATCTTACTTTGGCCCCGGTAGCTACAACCTTCACTACCCCGCCGGGCCTTATACGCCTGCGACTTTGGGGAAGTGTGAGATTGAGATTTTTGCGCAAAGCGCGGATGCGACACCCCTCCCGCGCACGGTTTCCTATGCAGTAACGCCCGCAGGTGATGGCATTAACTTCAATGTTTTTGATTCTACGGGCACGGCGTGCAACGACCACGGACATTTGGTGAGCATCCCCTGCTTCATCACAATCCGCTACTGGGAGTAATGCCCCCCCTTCCAATCCCCAGCCACTCGCACCATCCCCCGCCAGTTTGGCGGGGTTTTTTTATTCAGGTAATCCCCGTATATTGCCGCCATGTACACCCAGGAACAACTTGACGCGATTAACGCCGCAATCGCCCAGGGCGTGAAGGAGGTCTATTACGGCGACAAGCGCGTAGTGTACCGCTCCCTTGCCGAAATGCTCCAAATTCGCACGCTCATGGTGAAACAGCTATCCGCTGCAACGCCACAGCGTAAAAACCCCATATTTTGCAAAGGGCTATGAATCCACTCGACAGAATAATTTCCTTTGTGAACCCGATGGCGGGACTTCGCCGGGAACAGGCCCGGACAGCGGCTACTCTGCTGCGTAAGTACGAAGGCGCATCCCGCACCGGGCGCACGTCGGGCTGGCGCACCACGGGGGCCGATGCGACCCGCGAATTGTCGGGCGATCTCAACACGCTGCGAAACCGGAGCCGTGACTTGGTGCGGAACAACCCCTACGCGGCAAAGGCCGTCGGGGTAATTGCCACGAATACGGTCGGCACCGGGATTCGCGCGACGGTGAAAGGCGCAAAAAAGGTTCAAAAGGACTGGCTTAAATGGGCTGAAACAACCGCCTGCGATTGGGACGGACGCAACAACCTGTATGGGCTGCAAGACCTCGTAATGCGCACCGTGGCCACGTCCGGCGAGGCACTGATCCTGAAACGCCGCACCACTACCGGACTGAAATTACAGGTATTGGAGGGCGATTACATTGACGACTCCCGCGACGGCACCACCAATGCAGGAAACGAGGTAATCATGGGCGTGGAGTTCAACGCGAAGGGCGAACGGGTGGGGTATTGGCTCTGGTCGCAACACCCGGGCTCGAACCGCGTCGGCTTCAAGCTGGAGTCGCAATTCTACTCCACGGATCAGGTGATCCACGTTTTTCTCGCCGACCGCCCCGACCAGATTCGCGGCGTGCCAATGGGCGTTGCCAGTTTTATCCGCACCCGTGACCTCGACGAGTACGAAGACGCGCAGCTCCTACGCCAAAAAATCGCGGCCTGTTACGCGGCGTTTGTGACCGACGACAGCGATTTGGGTAGCGGCGATAACGACTCTATCCCGGACCGCATCCGCCCCGGCACCATCGAAAAGCTGCCCAGCGGGAAATCCGTAACCTTCGCGACGCCTCCACCCGTGGAGAACTACGCGGAATACATGCGGGCCGTGCTGCACAGCATCGCGGCGGCATACGGCGTTACATACGAGGCACTTACGGGCGATTTGTCGCAGGTGAATTTCAGTAGTGCCCGCATGGGCTGGCTGGAATTTCAGCGCAACGTTTCGCGTTGGCAGTGGAATCTCCTTATCCCGCAGATGTGCGACGGGGTTTTTCGCTGGTATGCCGAATTCGCCGAAATCATGGGTACGCGCGACGTTACGGCGTCGTGGACACCTCCACGGCGTGAAATGATTGACCCAGGAAAGGAAATTTCCGCGTTGGAGCAGGCCGTAAGGGCTGGCTTTATTACGCAGAAAGAAGCAATGCGCGAGCAGGGTTACGAACCCGCCGACATGTTCGCCGAAATGGCCGAAACGAACGCCGAAATTGACAAACTTGGACTGAAGCTCACCACTGACGCCCGGTATTTTCAGCAGGCCGGAAAGCAGCCGCAGGAAAAACCCGCAGAAGTTTAGGCCGCATTAAAATTTTTTTTATAGATTTGCCGCATGAAGATTCGCGCACACCATATTACCGCGCCCATCGAGGTGCAGACACGGGCGGAGGGTGACACCTCCACCGACCTGCGCATCGATGTGACCTTCGCAACGCCGACCCCGGTGAAACGCTACAACTGGCGTGCTGGAGAGGAGTTTAACGAAGTGCTGGAGATCAGCAAAAAAGCCATCGACGGCACACGCCTGACCGCTGGCGCTCCGTTGCTGGACTCTCACGGCTCATACCGCATCGCCGACCAGATCGGCGTTGTTGAGTCGTGGAGCATCGACGGCGACCGTGCCCGCGCAACGGTGCGGATCAGCAACCGCGCCGAACTGGCCGGGCTGCGACAGGATATTTCCGACGGGATCGTGAAAAACGTCTCGGTCGGATACAAAGTAAACGCCTACCGCCGCGAAGCCGTGGAAGAGGGCAAAACACCACAATACACCGCGACGAGCTGGACACCGATGGAAATCTCCCTCGTGACCGTGCCCGCCGACCACCTTGCCGGGATTGGCCGTGCCAACCCGGAAGGCGAAGAATTTGACGTATTAGTAGAAAACGAACTCCGCATGGAAAAGGAAACCCCCACGGGGCTGGAGCAACAGCCCACCACGCCGCAGCAGCCCCAGGTGGATGCCGCCGCAATTCGCGCCGAAGCCGCAAAGGCCGAGCGTGAACGCGCAAATTTGATCGTGAACGCCGTCCGTTCGGCCAAACTCGACACCGCACTGGCTGACACCCTGATCGCCGACGGCGTGACTGTGGACCAGGCCCGCGCCCGTGTGATCGAGGAGCTGGCCAAGCAGGACCAAGCACCCGCCCGTACCGAAGTGAAAATCGGCGCTGACGGCGACCAGAAGCGTGCCGCCGCAATGTCCGACGGGCTGATGCTCCGTGCTGGCTATGCGCCCGCCGAAGTCGCCCCCGGCGCTGCCTCGTTCCGTGGCCTGTCGATGCTTCGCCTCGCCGACGAATACCTGCGCAGCCAGGGCGTAAACACGTCCGGCATGTCGGATTCGCAGATGGCAATGGAGGCAATGAAACGCCGTTCCGTTTCCGGTGCCATGGGCACCAGCGACTTCCCGACGATCCTGGGCAACACGATTGGCCGAGTCCTTCGCGCCGACTACGAAGCCCAGCAGCGGACGTTCCAACCGTTTACCCGTCGCGGCACTGCGTCGAACTTCAAAAACCTGACCCGCGCCCAAATCTCCGGCCTCGTCGGTGACTTTGAGCAGGTTGTGGAGGGCGGCGAATACAAGCGCGGCACCATGACCGAGGCCGCAGAGACCTACAAGGTCCTGAAGTATGGTCGCACCATCGCCCTCACGTGGGAAACCCTGATTGACGACGATCTGGACGCATTCAGCCGGATTCCCCGCGCTGTTGCTGTTGCCGCTGCCGACAAACAGTCGGACATGATCTACTCGATCCTGTCCACGAACGCGAACATGTACGACGGTGCGGCCCTGTTCGTAGCTGGCCACGGCAACCTTGCCGGAGCCGCAACGGGCATCACCACCGCCGGACTCGCTGCCGCCCGCGCTGCGATGCGCAAGCAAACTGGCCTCGACGGTCGCAAGATCAACGTTCAGGCAAAGTACCTGATCTGCGGTCCCGACAAAGAGGAAGAGGCGCTGCAAATCCTCAACGCCACCATCGTGGCTACGAAGACGACCGACACGAACACCTTCCGGGGCAGCCTGGAGCTGATCGTTGATCCTCGCATCACGGGCAACACGTGGTATCTGTCAGCGAACCCATCCGCGATTGACACGATTGAATATGCGTTCCTCGACGGGCAGCCTGAGCTGTTCACCGAGATGCGCGAAGGCTTTGAGATCGACGGCATGGAAATCAAGGCCCGCATGGTATTCGGCTGCAAAGCCCTTGACTGGCGCGGACTGTACAAAAACGCTGGCGCGTAACCTTCACATCTGAAAAAAGGGGCTTCGGCCCCACTTTTACAATCATGAAAAATTGCATTTTCGCAGAAGGTGAAGTAATCACCATCACCGCCGGGGCAACGATCTCCAGCGGCGACCCTGTGCTGATGACCGACATCGTCGGCATTGCGCAAAACGACGCGGTAAGCGGCGACAAGTTAGCCGTTGCGCTGGAAGGCGTGTACGAGGTCACGAAGAAAACCACCGACACGCCCGCCGTTGGGCAGGCCCTCTATTGGGACGCTGGCAACAGCGAATTCACGACCACGGCCAGCACCCACAAAAAGGCGGGCTATGCCTGGAAAGCCGAAATCAGCGGCGCTACCACCGTCCAGCTCCGCCTGACGCAGTAATTTATGGCCGTCTTTGACTCATTCCAAACGCAAGCATTCCGAATCGTTGAATCGATTTTCGGCGATGCAGGCGTTTGGAATGGGGAGGCCATTACCGGGCTTTTCCGGGAACCGACTGTGAAGGAAAAGGAATACCTCGGCGATGCTTACAATCCAAGTATGTGTATGTTTGAATACTACGCGGACAAATGGACAGGGCTGAAACCGTTGGTTGACACGGGCGAATTAGTGGAGCTGACCGTGAAGGCGGTTATTTACTACGTTCGCTCCGTACACCAAAAATACGACGGTAAAACGTTTGTTGCATACCTTGAATTAAAACCGACCGCATGAACATTATTGAACTGGAAAACAGCATTGTTGAGCGACTGTCACCGTTGGCTGGCCCGACGGTGGAGGTTATCGCAGTGCCTGAGACCCAGGCAGAGTTCAGCCGGGCGGTACAAAACCGGGTAACGGTGGCATATTCAGGCGGTCGGGTTGGCGAGTCTTCTATGCGGTCGATGGCCGACACGCAGCAGGATTTCGGGGCAATGATCGACGTAACGATCCAGTCCCGAAAGTTGCGCGGCGATGCGGGAATCTACGCATTGGATCAGGCCGTTCGCGGTCGGATCCTGGGATTTCGCCCCGCCAACGCCGGGAAGATGCGGATTGAAGCCGTAGCATTTCAGGCGCTGGAAGAAAACGTCTGGAGCTACACGCTTACCTTCATTGCGCCGACTGTATTTGTCGAAATCCCCGACGCCGACTCCGCAGCACTTTGCACACGCATTTCTACAATCACGCCGGAAGAAGGCACAACACTTGTAGTAGAATGAAAAAGTACCTCTATACTGGCACCACGAATCGCTGTTTTTCCGTTGGGAAAGACGACTTTTTCCTGAAGCCAGGCAAAGAACACGCCCTGCCCGACTGCTCTTACGTGGAGCTGATGGTTGCGCAAAAGATCCTCGTCCCTGTGGCCGCCCCGGCAGCAGCGCCGAAATCCTCCACCCCCAAAACAACCCTGACAGATGGCCTTTCTTAACGGCGTTGAAGTCCTCGAACAACCCGGCGCACAAATCGCCGTGACCCCGGAGACGGCGGTAATTGCCCTGGTGGGTATTGCCCCGACTGGCCCGGTCGAAGAAATGACCCTCGTGACCTCCGACGTGGCAGCCGCCGCGTTTGGAAAACAGGTTCGCGGGTACTCTATCCCGCAAGCACTTGCCGCGATTTTCGCCAACGGCGGCGCGAAGGTGCTGGTAGTGAACGTGTTTGACGCCGACACAATGACGGAGACGATCAGCGCGGAATCCCGCACGATTGCCAGCCGCAAAATCAAAGTGTCAAACGCTGGTTTCGTGTCTGTAACCACGGTTACGACCACGGGCGGTTCGCCTGTAACGCTGACCGCCGGAACCGACTATACGGTTGACGCTTACGGCGAAATCACGATCCTGAACGCCACGTATGCGAACGGCACAGCCCTGCTGGTGACGTACAAAATCGTGGACGCTGCCGAAGTGGATGCCGCGCTGATCGTCGGCACCGTGACCTCTGGCGTGCGGACAGGCCTGCAAATGTTTGACGCGGCATTTAGCGAGTACGGATATAATCCAAACATCGTAATTGCCCCGTTCTACTCGCAGCTTGCCACTGTGCAGGCGGAGCTGGTCGAAAAGGCCACCCTCTACAGCGGTGTGGCCCTCCTCGACACCGCAGAATCTCTGCTGCCCAGCGGCGTGATTACCGGACGTGGTGCAGGTGGTGACTACGAGGTAAGCGACCCGCGTGCAGTGATCCTGTATCCGTGGCTGAAGTACGCCAGCCCCGACAGCGGTACGAATCTGGCATTGCCTTATTCCGCCGCAATGGCAGGCGTGATTTCAGCAACGCACGCGGCGCTGGGATTCCAACGCAGCCCGTCGAACCGTCCGATTCGCGGCATTGCCGGGGTTGAACGGCAGCTTGTGGGCCGTGGCCTCGACGACACAGGCGCAGAATGGAACCTGCTCAACGCCGCCGGGGTCGTGACGATCTACCAGGGCTTCGGGACAGGCACGCTGACGTGGGGCAACCACACCAGCGCATACCCCGCCAACACGGCACCGGAACAGTCGTTTATCGCAGTTCGCACCGTGGCCGACGTGCTGTACACGGCGCTGAAAAACGCGATGCGCCCGTTCCTGGGTCAGCCCGTAACGCAGGCGTGGGTCGACAGTGTCCGCGCTGCCTCAAACGGCTACATCAATAAGCTCATCGGCGACGGCGCACTGATCGACGGCGAAGTGACCTACAACGACGCGGACAATTCTACCGAAGAATTGGCCCTCGGACACGTCACGTTCCGCCTGGTATTCATGCCGCCCGTACCTGCCGAGCGGATCACCTTCATTGCCACCGTGGACACCAGTCTCCTTAACTTCGCGTAATCATGGGAATTGACGTAAGAAAAATCTACAACGCGAACGTCTACGTCGACGGCGCGAATTTCCTGGGGCGGGTTGAAGAGGCCACCCTCGCGGAAATCAAAATGAAGATGACGGAGCATAAAGCGGTCGGCATGATCGGCTCCGTAGAGTTCCCGTCGGGCATCGAAAAGATGGAAGCCAGTCTGAAATGGGCAGGTGCGTACAACGAAGCGATGCTACTGAGCAACCCCTTTGTTGCACGGAAAATCATGATCCGTGCCAGCGTCGAAAAATACGACGCCACTGGCCGCGTGTCGGAAGTTCCCGCCGTGTTCACCATGACCGCTACTGCGAAAAACGCGCAGGGTGGATCATTCAAACAGCACGACAACTGGGACGCAACGACGCAGTTCAACGTCACGTCTATCAAAATCGAATACGGCGGCATCGCTGTATTGGAGTACGACGCGATGGCCAACATCTACAAAGTCGCAGGCGCGGACATCCTCGCCCAGTACAAAGCGAATACGGGGGCAGTGTAGCCCCTGTATTTTTCCTCTCCTCCTAAATGAAACAGTACCTGACCGTCGCGCTTGGCCTCATCCTGGCCGCACACCTTGCAATGTTCGCGGCGAATCTACCACACCCCGCCGCTCGCCCGCGTGGCGAAAAGCGGGAAGACGTAAAAAGCGAGGCACCGGAAAATGACAAAACCGTGTATATCCAAAAGGCTATCCCGGAAACTGGATGGGTAAGATGGGACACGGTGCTGATCGTTTTCGGTTGCCTGGGAGCCGGAGTTGCTGGCGGTTATTTTTGGCCGCACAGAACTCAAAAAAACGTTTAACTTTGTGGCTGGCTGGTAACTCAGCCAGCCGTTTTTTTTAGACCCGAAACACAGAGAATTATGGCATTCAAAATTCCACCCCGCAAAGGCCCCGTAACCGTGAACCTGCCCGAATGTGGCGGCGACGTGACCCTGACACCCCTGACAGCTAAAGAGGTTGAGAAGGCGGCAGAGACAGCGCACAGCTCGAAAAAAGGCAGCCAAATCTGCATGATCTACACCGCCGGAGCGTCGTACAAAGACGAAGCCGGAGCCGACGTGCGCCTGTCCCTGGAAGAAATCGAAACGCTGCCCGCTGGCGACTATGGCCTGCTGCTGGCCGCTTCGATGGGAATGGGAAACGCCCCATTGAGCGAAGAAAAATAGCATTTCTCGCTCACTATTTTGGCTGGTCGCACCGCGAATTGATGCGAATGTACCCCGACGAAATAGACACTTGGTACACGGAGGCAGCAAACCTCCACAACGAATTAAATTCCAATGGCGAATAGCGTAAATCTTGTTTTAATCCTGTCAGCCCTCGACCGTGCCAGCGCCGTAATTGACCCGGCGCTGCGGAAACTCGATGCGCGTATGGCAGGGCTGGGAAAGAACGCCGGAGCCATTGGAGATAAAGCACTTGGCGTTGGCAGGCAGGCGGGGCAAATTGGCCTCGCCGCCGCCGCGTCTTTGGCTGTGCCGTTGAAGGCCGCGCTGGAGTACGAGCAGGTGTTGGCGGATATTGGCATCCGCGCCAAACTTACCACCGCAGACCAGGCCCGGCTTGGCGCTGAAGTTTTGCGCCTTGGCCCTACGCTCAACCGCGCAGCCGACGAGCTGTTGAAGGGCGTTGACGTCCTTACAGGCGCAGGGCTGCCCGTTGGCGTAAGCACCGGGATGCTGGCGCCGATTAGCCGGGCAGCCAACGCATACCGGGCAGATATTACGGATTTAGCAAATACGTCGTTTTCGATGTATTCCAATTTAAAAGTACCCGTTGAGGGTATTGACAACGCACTTGCCGCTGCCGCCGCGGCGGGTAAAGCGGGGCAGTTTGAGCTAAACGAAATGGCCCAATACTTCCCTTCCCTGACAGCATCGTACAAGGCGCTTGGACGCGAAGGTGTGCCCGCCGTTGCCGAATTGGCGGCGGCGTTGCAGATCGTCCGCCGTGGGTCGGCTGATGGTGCCGAGGCGGTGACTAACCTATCCAACGTGATGCAGAAGGTAAACGCCCCCGCAACGCGGCGTAAATTTTCGGCGTTTGGCGTTGATGTAGAGGCGCAAATGGCGGCTGCGCAGAGGGCTGGTATGGACCCATTTCAGGCTATTGCCACGATCACAAACACGACACTTGGCGGCGACCTTAACCGCCTGGGAGACCTCTTTGAAGATGCGCAGGTGCAGAAGGGTCTCCGGTCGCTGATAATGGACCTGAAAGACTACAGCGACATCTCAAAGGTTGCGAAGGCCAGTAGCGCATCGGATACCCTGAGCGACGAAGCACAGCGTGCTAAATCTACAGCGGAACAGCTTCGTAAGGCCACCGCCAATGCCAAAACCGCATTGATTAGCCTCGGTACGGCACTCATGCCCGTCTTGCGCGACATCCTCAACGCCGTTACGCCTGTGTTAAATTCCGTTTCGGCGTGGATCACAAAGAACCCGGAACTGGCCGGGACGCTGGGTAAAGTAGTGGCATCTTTAGCCGCTGTGTCGCTGGCCGTGTCCGGCGCAGCGTTCGTGTTTGGCGGATTAGCCAAAGGGTTGCAAGGCGCGATGGTTGCCGGGCGATTCCTGTTGCCCGTGTTTGGCCGTCTTGCGTCGTTTTTCATGGGGACGTTTGGCCGGGCGCTGATGTTTGTGGGCAGGGCCGTAATGAGCCTGACCAGCATCATGCTGGCAAACCCGATTTTGCTGGTCATTACAGCAATCGCGGTCGCAGCCCTGCTGATCTATAAGTATTGGGAGCCGATCAAGAAGTTCTTTTCCGGTATGTGGGATAAGGTCGTGGGTACGTTTGAGGCCGTAAAAATGAAGTTCCGCACCGCTGGGAGCGAAATTATGCACGGGCTGGTACAGGGCATTACCGCCGCCATTTCTCTACCCGTTGTCGCTGTCGGCAAGGCCGGGCAGCTGATGGGCGAAAAGTTCCGCTCTGTATTGGGGATCAAATCCCCGTCCCGTGTATTCATGGAATACGGTCGCTACGTCTCGCTCGGAGCCGCTGCCGGGATCACCAGCGCCGCACCAGCAGCGGCACAGGCAACGCAGAGCATGGCCACCGGGATAACCAGTGCGGCACCAGCGGCACGGGGTGCGTCAGGCGCTGGCGTGACCGTGGTATATTCGCCTACGGTGAATATCAACGGCGGCTCGCCCGGCGCGAAGTCGGAGTTTCTGGCAATGCTTGCACAGCATAAGCAGGAGATCACCCGCATGGTGGAGGATCAGCAGAAGGTAAACCAACGTAAGAAGTTTTAACCCATGGAAGATCAAGCCACATACCAGACAGCCCGTGTAAACGCCTCCGACCTTGTGCCGGGTCGGCGATTCGTGGAGAACGGACACGGCATAGAGATTCATGCCCGGTTCGATCTTCGCGGCGTAACGTGGGTGTGCTTTAGCCCGGTCAATATGGCCCTTCCCTCAACCGTCACCGCCCACGAATTGGCCAGGCGAATCAACGCCCCTACGTTTTACCAGCCCTACCTAACCCGCTGACCATGGCATACGCAACGCTCGGATCAATCCGCTTTGAAGGCTTGAAATCGTTCTCGGAGCTATCCGAAACGAAGTCGGCTAACTATGCCCAAATTCCCGTAATCGGCGGCAAGCCTGTGCTTCAGCGCATCGGCACTGACCTTGCCGAAATCACGCTGGGGATCACGTTTCACCGTGGGTTTTGCGACCCCGATACCGAAATCGCGGCCCTCGAATCGCTGCGGGTTTCCGGCGAAATTCTGCCACTCACCACGGGCGCGGGCGAAACGCTGGGCAACTTCGTAATCCGTTCGATCAGCCGTGACCTGGTGCAGACACATACCGACGGAACGACGTGGGAGGCCCGGCTGTCGCTGTCGCTCCTGGAGACGGCGCAAACGATCCCGGCACCGACGGGATTCGCTATCAGCACCATTTCGCCCCGCGAAGTGCCGCAGCTCACGCCCCCGGTTAGTTCGCCAACGGTAAAGATCGTTCCGGTGCAAAACGCAACGATCGAAGCCGCCGAAACGTCCCGGCGCATGGCCGTCGTGACGCGCATCGAAGCCGTGGCCGAAGATCCCGCAGCCGCCTACGTTTCTGCACGCACAAGTGCCGTACGGCTGCAATCAGCCATTTCCGGCATGACCGCGGCGGGCCTAAACGCCACGGTGCTGGCCAGTTCCGCCGCCAACCTGATGGACGCTATTGACGCCGCTGACGCCACGTTGGCCCTCGCCTCGCTCGACGACATTGTGCGCCGCATCGGCTCAGACGCACAGCCACAAATCGTATCTGAACTGCAAAACCTCGCCAACCGCCGCGCATGACCTACACAGAATACATCACCACGGGCGGGGAGCGTTGGGATACCATCGCCAACGCTGCATACGGTGACCCAATGGCCACGGACCGCATCATACAGGCAAATCCACACCTGCCCATGTACGACGTCTTCCCCGACGGCGTGCGCCTTAATATCCCCATCATTGAACCCGCCACAGCCGTAACCGACCTGCCACCGTGGAAGCGATAACCGCCACATATAAAGTCACCTACGCGGGCAAAGATATAACGGCTGATATTTCAGCGTCTGTTATTTCTATTTCATATACCGACAACGTAGAGGGCGAATCCGACGAGCTGGTACTGGAGATCGAAGATGCCACCGGAAAGTGGCGGGAAGCCTGGTATCCTGACCAAGGCGCAACGCTGACGGCCACCATGGAGTACGGAGGCGCATCGCTGGACTGCGGCACGTTCGAGATCGACATGATTGAATTTATGGGGCCGCCGGACACCGTGACGGTTCGCGCCCTTGCTGCTGGCGTGAAGGAGGCCATGCGGACGAAGCGCAGCCGGGCGTATGAGGACGTCACCCTAAGCGACATTGCCAGCCGCATCGCAGCGGCATACAGCCTGACCGTAGAGGGCACGGTCAGGCCCGTGAAGATTAAACGGGCTACGCAACACAGGAAGCAAGACCTCCGGTTCCTTACAGAATTGGCGCTGGAGTACGGGTATTCGTTCTCCGTTCGCGGGAACAAACTTGTATTCACCAGCCTTGACAGCATCGAAGCCGGGGCCGCCGTATTCCAGATCGAACCGGGGGACGTAACCAGTTATTCATTTCGGGACCAGATCGTTGGCACGTATGCCGGAGCCGCTGTGGCCTGGCACAACCCAGAAACGAACGAGGCAATTACGGGCGACGAATCAGGCGGCGACGGTACCGACACGCTGGAGATTCGAACCAAGGCCGAAGACTCCACACAGGCCAAAGAAAAAGCCGCCGCCGCCCTTCGTGAAGCGAACACAAAGAAGGTCACGGCGGCACTGAGCATGCCCGCCGACCCGCGCCTGTGCAGCGGCATAAACGTAGGGCTGTCCGGCTTCGGCGCGAAACTATCAGGCAAATTTCATATCTTGCGGGCAACCCACACTATTAACCGGGGCAACGGGTACACCACTGACATTGAAGCGAAGAAGATATGATAAAATTCGGCACCATAACAGAAATCGACCCCGACACGCACCGCGTCCGGGTTGATTTTGTGGAGGACGAAATTCTATCGCCCTGGCTGCCTGTCCTTGTGGCCCGCACCACCGAGGATTCATTTTTTGCGCTGCCCTCCGTTGGCCAGCACGTTGCCTGCCACCTCGACGAAAACTGTGAAACCGGATATGTTGCCGGGGCGATTTGGGACGACGCAAACACGCCGCCGGGATCACCCAGCGACACCGTTACCGGGGCTGTGTTTCGCGATGGCACCGAGATCACATACGACTCCGACACGGGTGAACTGCTGGTGGAAAACACGGGGTCGCTGACCGTGACCGTGAATGCCGGAACCGCTGTAACCCTGAAATCGGGGACGGCGTTAGTTGATATTGGCCCCGACGGAATCGAAGTCAGCAAGGCCGGACTATCGCTGAAAACATTCCTCGACACGCTGCTCACGCAGCTTATGGCACAGACGCACCCCACCGCCGTGGGGCCAACCGGGCCACCGCTCAACATTGCCGCATATACTTCTTTGAAGGCGCAAATACCCCTATTCCTGAAATAATATGGCACTCGATCCAGTTCTAATATCAGACCGAATTGAGGCTGTGCTTGTGGCAAACATGAGCCAGACCGACGGCGCTGTTGCGCGGCGGGATCTGTCCGACCAGGTGGCTGACGAAATCGTTTTGGCCGCCGAAACAGCGGCGGGTGAAACTGTGCTGGAGTACGTGAACCTTGCGGCGTTTCCCGGCACAGGCGAACTAAATCGGGTGTATATCGCTGCCGACACGAACAAAATCTACAGGTGGACGGGGTCGGCCTATGCCGAACTGGCACCATCTCCAGCTGCACCCGGCACCACGAACGGCGTTACCACGATATCCGGCGCATACGGCCTCGGCGGCTCGCTGACCCAAACCACCGGGATCGAACTGGCCAGCAACCCACTGAACTTCACCCAGGCTGCGGCTGCGGTGCTGTCGCTCACCGCAGCCGGGCGTATCGGCATTGCCACGGCCAGCCCGGCAACGCGGGTAAACACTGCCACGGCCACAACAAACCAGACTGACGGCACGTACAGCACCGCAGCCAACGGATTTGGCTATGAGGTTTCGCAGGTTGGCTATGCTGCTGTATTTGCCAACACCACCAGCGTCACGACGGGGGCTGGCGGAATGCTGGTAAAGATCGCGCGGACAAACGCCGATACTTTCGCCTTAAACGTTGTGGCGGGATCAACCAGCGTTTTTCAAGCCATCGCGAACGGAAGGGTTGTTGCCGGGCCATACGGATCAAGCCAGGCGGCTAACCAAAACCTTACAAGGTTGAAAGGCAATTTAAAGATACAGGCAGCGTCATATCTAAACAATGAAATAAACGTGGGGGCAAGCGCAGACGGGAACCTCGCAATGCTCACCGGGGCCGATTTTTCCACAACGTCAAACCAATATAACTCCTCCACCAGTTCCGACAATAAATCGGGGATAATTTTCGGCAGTAGTTCGGTTAACCCTTTTCGCCTGGTAATGTCCCCCAGTGTGACCAGCGGATCGGCGATTACATGGCGCAATATATTGCGGGCGTACACCAGTGCCGGGGTTGATTACCTGTCTTTCTTGGGTGCCGCACCCGTCGCAAAACAAACCCTTTCGGGCAGCTGGGGCGGGAATGCTGCGGGTAAAAACCTTGCTACCATTCTTGCTAACTTGGGCCTCATTAACGACTCCTCAACATTATGATTTCAGCAACTATTATTTACCCTGAACTAAACGGAGAGATTGGATTTGTAGGAATCCAGTTCGAGTCTCCAGCGGGTTTCCTCCGGCGTGCCGTGGCCACCTCGATGGTTTACACGACGGGCCAAATTGCGGTCGGTTACGAGCTGCAAAATTACGTTGAGCAGTTGGGTGGCGGGCACAAGTGGGAGCAGTCGTCGGAGTCATGCTTGCCGCTGATGGTAACGAACTTCAGTTACCGCCGCGCCGCTGACTTCGCTGTTGTGGCCGCCGACGAGGCTACTGAAGATGGCCAGGTATTGCCAGGCTACATGACCGAAAACCAGTTTTTCCGGCACTTCTTTGGCATGGACAACACACTGCCAGTAGGAATATACCGTTTTATGTGCGACGCGATTGTGCGCCGCCTCAACGCGGAATATAATTTAACCCTTGAAATCGTATGACAGTTGACCCAAAAACTTTACGGGCCGCCTGTGCCGCGATTTCGGCGGCTTATCCCCAGGACGTAGTACTTGACCTCCATGCCTGCTGGTTTGGCGATGCGTCGCCGCGTGAAAAACGCCTGTCAGAGGCTTACAGGGAGACATTTTCGCCGGACATCATAAAAATGATGTTTGTTTATTACACAACCCCAGAACAAGATGTCACAGAGTAACGACTGGCAAATATCGCCCAACGCAGACGGCACCATTTTGGAGGGTGTGGCCGACGTGCAGCAGTGCATACAAAACATCGTGCTGGCGCAGTTGGGTAGCGACCCATTCCGCCCGGATTTTGGAATTGACATTTTGGCCCTGCTTGGCCAACCCGCCAACATGGTTGCCGGGCAGCGCGCGCGCGTCAAGGCGCAGATTCAAAAATACGAACCCCGCGCCAACGTTTTGTCCGTGGGCATCACCGTTTCGGAGGAAATTGTTACATTTGCCGTTAAGTGGCAGTACCGGGCCACCGAGCAGCTAACAACCGTACAACGTGGCAACTGAACCCTACATCCTCTCCACCGACCCCGCCGAAGTATTGGCGGGCTGGGTTGCCGCATTTGAGTCGGAGCTTGGCCGCACTTTGCAGCCCGCCCAGGCTGAAATGCTGCTGGCCAACGCCGCCGCATACCGGGAGGTGTTGCTTCGCGAAACGATGCGGTCCGCGATCCTGCAGGAATACCTGGCATTCAGTGCCGCGCCGTTTCTCGACTACATCGCAGAGCGGGCCGGGGTTACGCGCCTCGCCGCAACGCCTGCGACGTGTACGCTCAGGTTCGTGCCGACAACGGGTCACACGGGCGTAACTGTCCCCGCTGGGACCACGGTGCGCACCACGGACGGAGGTGCTGTATTCCAGACCGACGAAGAGCTGGTTATTCTCACGGGCGCAACCCAGGGCGACGTAACCGCGTCCGCGATGGCCGACGGCGAAACCGGAAACGGCTACATCGCCGGGACTGTTTCGGCGCTGCAAACGCCGATTGTCAACATCGTATCGGTGTCCAACCTTGCCACGACCGGAGGCGGTTCGGAGCAGGAAACGGACGACCGCCTGCGGGCACGGGTGCAAATCGCGCCCTCACAATACAGCACGGCGGGCAGTGTTGCGGCGTACAAATTTCACGCATTGTCGGCTCACCCCGATATACTCGACGTGGCCGTACCTATCTCACCATCGCCTGCCGGCACAGTGAACGTGTACATTCTTACCGCCGGGGCCAGTGCGCCGTCTGGTGTGCTTACAGCCGTAGAGGACGCCTTGAGCGCCGAAACCGTGCGACCACTCACCGACACCGTGATCGTGTCCGACACCACCCGCGTAGATTTCGATTGCGAACTTGACATAACGATCCTCTCTGGCTATGTGGCCAGCGATGTGTTGGACGCGGTGGAGGCTGCGATGCAGGCGCTGTTTGCCTACGCAGCCGGGGCGATTGGCCGTGACGTGACGATCTCGAAGATCATTGCCGAGGCCATGGTGCCAGGCGTTTACAGCGTAGGGGTACTCCTGCCCCTCGCCGACGTCGTTGTGAGCGAAAGCGAAGTTGCCTCAAACGGCTCACTTGCAATAAATAACATCGGCACAAACAATGGCTAAGGCAGTCGCAATACAAAACCCCCTGATCGAGGCGTTCCTTAACGCCCTCGATTTGCGGCTGCGCGACATCGCCACTGGTACACCGGACAAAATTGCTACGCTGGTAGATTCCGTATCCGCCGATGTCTTGCCTATCCTTGCTGCACAGTACGACGTTTTGGGCTACAACGGCTGGAAGATGGCCACTACTGAAGCGCAGCGCCGCGAAGTAATTAAGGGCGCTATTGCGTCCTGGAAGGTCAAGGGCACGCCGTTTAGCATCAAAAACACGCTCAAATCGGTTGGGTTTTGGACCGCAACAATAACGGAGCATGTCGGGGCAACATACAACGGAATGCTAACCTATTCCGGGCAGACTACCTACGGGAGCCTTGACTGGGCGCACTTCGGCGTGCTGGTCGACCTCGGCAACCAGGCAGGGGTTGATGTCGGCTTGGTGGAGGATCTTGTGGCGGTAATCAACACCACCAAAAATGCCCGGTCACTGCTGGTTTTCCTCGATTACGCCGCGTCCCTCAGCGACGACGTGCTGATCGACGAGCCGGATTTCGACTTTGAACTTGAACTTGAATTAACCGAATCAGCGGCACCGATTGAAACGTGCGGCATAACAATCTATTACGACGATGGAACAATCGACCCCGAACCATTCTGAGCATGTCGGCGTGACAGGCATTATCCGCCTCGAAATCCACCGCGATGGGCAGCCCGTGGAAACCATTGAGGAGAAAAACCTTGTGGTAAACAACGGAAAGACAAACCTGTGCCGCCTCCTGGGTGACTCCTCCAGCAGCACCCGCGAAATTACCGAGGTCGGTTTCGGCATCGGTGTTGCTGCGGCATCTGTTACCGATGTAGGCCTGACCAGCGCGGTAATGAAGTCGGTCACGACAACATACCCAACTGCGACCACGGTCCAGTTTGACTTCGTGCTGGAGAAGGCCGAGGGCAACGGGCTGGCAATCACCGAGTTTGGATTATTTCACCAGAACGGCAACATGTTTTCCCGCCGCGTGCGCTCCGCAATCAATAAAGCATCCGACATGCGAATTGTCGGAAGCTGGACTATCTCATTCTAACCCAACAAAGACACGGACATGGCAACATTTACCGAAGATCCCGACAACTACCCAGCAGGTATCACCGTGCTGGAAACGACCGACCTCGTATTGGGCGGGCTTGGTGAGCCTGCGAATATGCAGGCTGACGAGCTGGCTGACCGGACGGCATACCTGAAAAAACGTCTGACACCGCTACTCACTGGCGGGCTGTTCCCGGCAGGGACTGAGACGCAAGAGTTAGCCCCCAGCTCAACGCTGTTAACGGGCGATTCGGGGAAGTTGATCGTCGTAAACGATGACGCTGGAGGTCCCTACACGGGGCAAGGTGTTGTTTTTCTCCCCCTGCCATCGGCAATGAATAGCGCGGGCCTCAATGGGGCAGTGATCGGCGTTGCATCGGGGGACCACTCTTACGAGCTGGTTATTTCGGTTAACGACGGGAGTAACATTTTACGGATGTCGAAACCTTCCGGGCACCGGGTCTATGTAGGGTTTGGTGTAGTTATTTTTAAGTACAGTCAGGCGCGAAACGCTTGGGCACTTGTGGCCTCGGACACTTCAGATTCAGTTCTACCCGCTGGCATGTTTGCCACATTCCCCACGGGGACGACCGCAAAGCCCGGCTGGCTTGATTGCGACGGGAGTACTGTACCACAGGACGATTACCCGCTGTTGTTCGCCGAGATCGGCACCACCTACGGGCCAGCGGTGGGTGACGATTTCACCCTACCAGATTCAGGCAGCACCATTGATTCGGCAGGCACAGGCATGGTCTGGCGCATCAAATTTTGATTTGTCTCTGTGTTTCGTATTGATTGGGTTGAGGGGCTGCTTATGCAGTCCCTTTTTCTTTGGCGATGTGGCGCAGTACCACGTCGAGCGACAGCGACCGGGGCGAACGTGCCGTGAACGAATCGTACACGGGCGGATCAGCCTCAAGCTGGCAACGCAGTACCGTAGCGCCCATGAAGGTGGCTGTTGCGATTTCGCGCCACAACCCGTCGAGGCGGTAACGCTGCGTCACGACCCAGACGAGAGACACCGCCCCGATGTGAACCGGGGCGGGCTGTTGCGGCGCTGGGGCCGGAGTGGGCGTGGTGTCGAAGAGGGTCATTCCGTTATGGCCTGAATAATAGCTAAGATAACGGCCAAAAGCACATAACAGGCAATACTAACCAACCACGGAGAAAACACCCACCACCACGACCAGTCGATATGGTGGGTCAGTTTTAGACCGATAAACAGCAGTACGAGCAGGCTGGTAAACCCAATGCCGCCCGATGATTTGTTTTCTTTTGACATAATTTCAGGTATTAAAGATTTACGCCGGGCAGCTTAAAACGGTACTCCACCCCGCCGTCTTTGTTGGTGAACCGGAACTGTCCGGGGCCGACTTCGATAAACGGCGTGTCGAGGATCATAAGCGCATTGGGAATTTCCCGCATGTCGCGGCGAATGTAGCCTTCGCGGCACTCCATAACGGTGACGTGGTCACGCCACGGGCGGACGATGCACTCCTCCTCCTGCGCGGTGATGAACTCGCCGCCGATCCACACGCGGTACTCCACGATGTAGCGGCCTTCCGGCACCGGCTGGGCGTTGGCTGCACCTGCCAGCAAGAGCAGCACGGGCAGCGTGGTGTGCCTCCACGTCTTGCGGCTCCGGCGTTTGTGCCGGGTGCGGCTGGTCGTGGAGAGAAAGTAGTGCCCGACGGCGAAAATGCAGATCAGGCAGAGGCCCATGGTAAGGAGCAGGATTACGGTGGGCGGTAAAATCATACGGCTGAATAGTTTAATAGGTTGATACGTCCGTTTCGGATGCAGTCAAGGTTGTGGGCGGTACGGGCGATGCCCTCGGCCACGATCAGCAGCGTCTCCGGCCACTGCATCCCGTTCTCCCCGCCCTGAATCCACATCTCTTCGCTGCGGATGGCGCCGGGTTCCACGGGCTGGCCAAACAGGGGCGTGAAGCCCGATACCTCGCCGCGTCGCTCCGCGTAGGGCGCCAGCAAGCGGTCAAGGAAGTCGTCGTAATGGCGGTCGTTGGTCATGGGATTTCGTAGGTTACTACTGCGGTTTTGCCCTCCACGGCCTCGACTTCAAAGTCAAGATGCTCAAGGGCTTGCAGCATGTATAAAAGGGATTCACGGGATAGGCGGATGCCATTCGGCTCTTTATTGTCAAAGTGCGACACCAGGCAAACGCTGTCGTCTTCTTTGACCACCTCAACGATCAGCTTGCGGCCTGTTCGCTGAATTATGACTTGCTTGATTATGGTTACGTCTTCCATGTTTAAGTGTAGATAATTTCGCACGCTGCGGCGTCTGCCCGCGTGCCGTCTGTGAAAAATAAAATGGTGCCGTCTTTGTATTGTACGAACCGAATACCTATGGCGTTCAGCCCGAACCGCTTCGCCTGAGCGGTGGGAAATACCCGGCACTTAACGCCGGGTTTAAATCCTTGCAGTTCGGAGATTGTCATTTGTACGTGTCGGCGATTTCGCGCAAAGCGGCGCGGCCAAAGAATATGCGAAAACTCGCCCACGTGCCCGACATGCTAATCGAAAAGCCATGTTTCTCAACGACTTCCCGAATCTCTTCTATCATAGCCGCAACATCGCGGCCATGCATTTTGTCCTGTACGCCCGTTTCGTCGTCGAGCATAAGCCCGACCATTGTGCCGGGCTTCCAATCTGGTGGTCTCATTCTGCCCCGACAATCTGGTAATGCAATTCTTCCGACTCCCACGACACGCGCTCGAGTGCCAGTTGCAGCCCGTTTGCCTCTGCCCATGCCAGCAGTCGGTCGGCGTTGGGCTTGTCGAGGATACTGGCATCGAAGTGCAGGTACTTCACGTCCCCCAGCATCGACAGGGCAATCTGTGCCGCCGCGATCATTTTCGCGCTGGTGCAGATCTGCTGGTCGGTGAAGGGCAGGCCGTTCAGCAGTAAGCCCTCGTCTCCAAACGTCAGCCCTTCGGCGGGAAGAGGCTTGGACTTGAGCAGCTCCACACGCTCGGCCTCCAGTGTCTTCACCGTGGCGTCCGCTGCGGCGGCTTGCTCCTGATACACGGCTAGGGTTTGGGTCTCCTGGTGCATGCGGTGCGCGGCGTCGATGGCTGCGTTCGTGGTTTCGGCCTTGGCGATCTGGTCACGGTAGCCAGCGATTACCTCGTCGGCGATGGGCGCTGCGAGGTTGGCCATGTATGCAGCCGACGCGGTCTCTTTGGCGGCAAGGGTGGTGTATGCAGATTCGGCGTTGGCAAGGGCGGTACGGGCCTGCTCCATGCCAGCAATGTAGCGATCCGCATTGGCGCGAACCTGACCCAGCAGGTCATTGGTAGCGCGGTGAAGGTCCGTCGTGGGGTTGGTGACGCATTGCGCTGCCAGCTCAAAAAGGAATCCCTCTGAATAGGGGCAATGAAACGCCTTACACGCCTCCGCCTGTTCCGTGCAACGTTCCTTCGCCGCCTTCAAATCAGCCAGATACACCTCATACTTTGCCTTCACTTCTGCAATATTGCGGTTATGCGCATGCGCCTCTTCGATCTTCGCGGCCATCGCACCCACATCCACACGGGGCGTAGCCAACAACGCCGTATCGAACGGCTGCACACGCGCTGCCTGCCCGTCACGTGCGCGGTTCGCGTCTGTGCGCTGGTCGTACGCGATTTTGTAGCGCAGCTCCCAGCCTGACAGGTCCAGCCCGATCAGGCGGGCCATGTACTCCTTTTGCGGCTTCGGCTGCAATGCCAGGAACTCGTTGATGTCGAACTCCATGCCAGCCCCTGCAAGTCGTTTCAGCATCGCCGAAACGGAACGTTGCGAGACTGCCTTGCCAGTCGGATCAATGATCTCCAGTGTGTCGCTGGCCTCGTCGAAACGCCAGCGGATCACGTGGCCATCTGAGAGCGTGGCCTCTGCGAAGCCCGCCGTTTCGCCCTGTTTCAGCGGCGTGCCTGGGCGCATTTTGGGCAGTAGCAGAGTAGCGACCAGGTTGCCTACCGTGGTCTTGCCGGAGCCGTTTGCCCCGATTAAGTAGGCGCTGTGGCCTTGCAGGTTGATCTCCAGTTCGGAGATGGCCTTGTAATTCTCAATCTTGATTGTCTGGACTTGCATAACGATTCGGGTTGTTGTGGGGCGTACCCCGTTGATTTGTACGGGCAAAGGTACGCAATGTTATGAATGTAACAAACAAAAAACGCCCCGACACGAAAAAAAATGTGGCGGGGCGCGGCGGTGTGTTATTTAAGGAACTGTGCCTCAAGCGTTTCAGCGTAAGCCCGGCACATCTTCACGCGCTCTATCAGCTCTTTAATCGCCTTGTCGCTTCGCTCTACTTTGTAGATTCGCATACGTTCAGCGGGCGGAATCATGTCGTAAACGACCGCTTCATCCCAGTCCCCGCGCGCCGGGGTGTCCTCCATGCAGTACACCAACTCGGCGCAGGGGCACTTAGTCAGATTCATATAAATTTGAAGCTGCCACCAATAGTCCGGCTCCGGCAATGTGGCCTCGAAATACGGGAACGTGTACGGATCGAAGGGGCACTTTATGTCGGCCACAATACCACGTATAAGCAAATCCGGCGTGCCAGTCATCCATTCATCCTCAAAAAACTCCGTATTTTTCTCGGCCCATTCCCCGGCGTAACGTTCCAACGCGGCGGCTTCGGCGGCATTACCCTTGTCCATCTGCTTAGATTTCACCTCCCGGCGCACCCCGTACCGCTGTTCGATGAACCATTCGCGAACGTAGGTTTTTGCGCCGTCGGGCAGTTCGGGGTTGGCGTGGCGTCGCTCAAGATCAGCAAGGGTTATCTTCTGCTTGTCCGTGAGCTTCATCTTCGCGCGAAGCTCGTACATCGTTTCCTCCTGCTTTTCGGTCAGGCCCATACGGCCCATGATGCGCCCCCCTGCGGAGGCGCGGATCTTAAATGGTTTCATGGCCTCGCGGTGATTAACGCCTCGTTTTCGGGGCTGATGGAGAAACGGGTCTTCACCCCCTTGATAGTTGTTGTTCCGGCAGCCAAAGCGGCCAGCATACTCTCCCATTTTTCATGGCCGGGATAAATTTCTGGCAACGCCACGCCGCGTTGGCGGGAAATATCCTGTGCCTCTTCCACGGTCTGCATTCCCAGCAGCAGGTCGGCTGCGTACAGCCGGGAAAAGAACGCGGCGGCACGGTATCGAAGCATCAATTCCGGCATGGTTTTCCATTTGCTGCCCGCCTTGCCCTCCCAGCCTTCGGCCTTAGCCATTTTGAGCGTCACTCGCGGCCCAATGATCTTAGCCCCGGTTTGGGTGCTGGTGGTTTCAATGTGGCAACCTGCTTCTTCGCCCGTGCCGGACATGATGAATTGCAGTTCGGTGAATCGCCCGCACTGGTTCAGCACGCCGATGGCAAACGCCGAACTCCACGAAGGGCGACCGTGAATAATGTTCAGGTTCTGCATTACAGCCATTGGATCAGCCCCGACGCGCTGCGCCATGTTCATGGCCACCATGACGTTGGGAATGTTGTTTCGGTATGCCTCCGGCACCAGGGTCGAAGCGGCCAGCAGTTTGGCCGTGCGCTGGGCAAATTCAAACGATGCGGAATCGCGGAACGAATCAACGCCCGCAACCTGTTGCACTGTGGGGGCGGTTACTGAAACCGCCGTAGGTTTTGTTTCCACTACCTCGGTAGCGGTAATCTCGATGTCCTCCATATCTATTTCGCCGTGGGTTGATTCGGCCCCACAAAGTTACGAATAAATTGTTACGTTCAAAACATTTTTACATACCTTTGCCCCGAACACGAAACAACCCGGTATGATTGAACTAAGAGACTACCAACAGCAGGTCGCGGCGGACATTACCGACCACATACGGGCGGGCGAAAAACGTATCCTTGCTGTACTGCCAACTGGCGGCGGTAAAACGGTGATTTTCAGCTACATAGCGCAGCGGGCATACCAGCGAGGCACGCCGACGTGGCTTGTGTCGCACCGCATCGAACTGCTCAAACAGGCCAGCGCATCGCTATTCCGCTTCGGCGTGCCACATGGGCGGATTAACCCAGGCTACACACCCGCACCTGCCGAACTGGTGCAGGTCGGCACGGTGGGTACGGTCGTTTCCCGCATGGCCCGCCTGAAACCTCCGAGGTTGATCGTCGTGGACGAGGCGCACCACACCGTACCGGGCAATACATGGGGCAGGATCGTGGAGGCTTACCCCGACGCGATAGTGCTGGGGTTCACAGCTACCCCTGTGCGTGCCGACGGAAAAGGTATGGCCGACATGTATGACGTGATGGTAAAGGGGCCGGGCGTATCCGACCTGATCCGTGGCGGGCATTTAGTGGCCCCGATGATTTACGTTCCGCCCGCGAAGTTTGAGCGGTCCGACCTCAAGGCGAAGCGGTCCGGCGACTACTCAGACCGCGAACTGGAGGAGGTGTTCGACAAGCCCCACATCACAGGCGACGCCGTGGAGCATTACAAGCGCATCTGTCCCGGCACCCCCGCGATTTACTCCTGCGTCTCCATCAAACACGCCGAACACGTGGCCGAGGCGTTCCGGGCCGCTGGGTTTCGGGCCGAGGCCGTGGACGGCAAAACGGAGGCCGACGAGCGGGTGCGCATCCTTGCCGGGCTGGGTGACGGGTCGGTGCAGGTCGTCACGTTTTGCTCCATTATTTCGGAGGGCACCGACATCCCGGCAATCGGCTGCGTAGGGTTGCTGCGCCCAACGGAATCCGAATCGCTCTACCTACAAATCGTTGGCCGGGGGTTGCGACCCTGTGCCGGGAAGGACCGCGCCGTTGTGATCGACCACGTCGGCAATGTGGCCAGGCACGGACACCCGGCGATTGAGCGGTTCTGGGAATTGCAGCCCTCCGAAATGAAAGAGGCCCGCGAAAAAGGCGGTTTTGAGGACAGCATGAAGGTAGTAGTTTGCACGTCGTGCTTCGCTACGTTCGAGCCTGCCCCGGCGTGCCCGTATTGCGGTCACGAAGCCCCGAAGCCGAAGCCGCCAACAGGTCCGGCTGTGAAGGGCGGTGAACTGGTCCTCCTCGATGCTGGTGAGCATGAAGACATACAGCGGAAACAGCGGGTCGAAGTGGCCCGCGCCACGACGTTGGAGGAGCTGGTAAACATTCAAATGGAACGCGGCTATAAAAAAGGCTGGGCGCAAATTGTTTGGAACATAAAACAAAAAACGCACCGGGCAAACGCCGACAAGGCCGCGCTACGGGCGACCACCCGCGAAGATTTAGAGGCCATTGCGGTACGGTTCGGCATGAGCGCCGACTGGGTTGCAGGGGCGTGGTCAATGAGGATTCAAACGAACGTATAAAAACATGATTATTAACTCACTTTCCGGCGGCAAAACCAGCAGTTTTCTGGCGATGCACTACCCCGCTGATCTGGACATATTCGCTTGCGTGTGCCTCGATGACCAGCGATGCGCCCCAAAAGATGCGGCTATTGTAGCCTATGCGCAAAGCAAATTAGAGCGATTTACGCCGCTTTACGGGGACTTTGTGGCAACGGCTGAGAGCGATAAGACATTGCGCGTA